ACTGCTGTTGTTATGGCATCTGCACCATCTAATCCTTATGAGATTGATGAAAAGATTACACAGTCAACTACTGGTGCTGTTGGTAGAGTTGTTGAGTGGGATGCAACAAATAATATTCTTTACTTTGTTCAAGAAAGATTTGTTAATTATGGTATTCATGCAAATGGAAATGCAGTAGGTTTTAGTGGGGGAAATGTTATTACAGGTGCTAACTCTAATGCATCTGCAACGCCACTAACTACCGCTGAAACAGTTAATAATGTTAACTTTAATCAAAACGCAACTGGTGGAAGAGGATACGATGATCCAGAACTTCAACCAAACAGTGGACATATTCTATATGTCGAAAACAGACGCCCAATTTCTCGTGCATCTGACCAAACAGAAGATATTAAAATCGTAGTGGAATTCTAAAAAATGGAAAAAACCAATCTTAATGTGTCACCATACTATGATGACTTTGACGAAACCAAAGACTTTCATAGAGTTCTCTTTCGGCCAGGATTTGCAGTTCAGGCAAGAGAACTAACTCAACTACAGTCTATCCTTCAAAATCAAATTGAAAGACATGGACGCCATATGTTCAAAGAAGGAACAGTGGTTATTCCTGGCGCAATTGGTTTTACTGAGGAATACTATGCAGTCAAGATTCAATCTACACTCGCTGGTACAGATATCTCTGCACAGATACAAGACTATGTTGGTAAACGCATTAAGGGAGCATCATCAGGTGTAGAGGCAGAAGTCATTCAGGCTGTTGCTGCAACAACTGACGATCCGATTACACTTTATGTTAAGTATGTTGCAACTGGTGATGATGTTGTAACAGAGGTATTTGCAAATGGTGAAAGAATTTCTGCAAACGGAACTGTAGGACTTTTCGGCGCTGATGTGGAATCTGCTCAACTTGAACTTACAAACGCAACCGCAACAGGTTCTTCTGCAAACATTGAAGAGGGTGTTTACTTCGTTCGTGGACACTTTGTTCGTGTTGCAAATCAAAGAATCCTTTTAGACAAATATACTAACCTACCATCCTATCGTGTTGGACTTACAATTACCGAAGCGCTTGAAACACCAGAAGAAGATAGTTCCCTTTTGGACAATGCAGCCGGTTCTACAAACGTAAACGCAAAAGGTGCTCACAGATTAAAGTTTACACTTACACTTGCAAAACTCTCTTTAGACTCAACTGACGATGAAAACTTTGTTGAACTTCTTCGTATTGACAATGGGGTTGTTGTTGAGAAAGCAAGAAACACAGAATACTCTGTTATTGGCGAGACACTTGCTCGTAGAACATTTGATGAATCTGGTGACTACACTGTTCGTGACTTTGACTTTGACATTCGTGAGGCCGCAAACGATGGTTTGAACAACGGTGTGTATACTGTCAATACTGCAACGGATGAAGGTAATACTGCAACAGATGATTTCCTTACTATGCAAGTTGCTCCAGGCAAGGCATATGTTCGTGGTTATGAAATTGAGACTATCGCTCCAAAGTATATTGATATCCCTAAACCAAGAACCTTTGAAAATGTTGAGGGTTCAATCACTCCTGTGGAAGTTGGCAACTTTGTAATCGTAAAGAATGTTCATGGCCAACCAGAAATATCTCCACTCATCTCTGGTGAGATTGATGAACCATATCGCACTATTGAACTTTATGATACTGCAAACAGTACTCGTGGAGCCAGTAATGGTAACTTAATTGGACTTGCTCGTGCAAGAGGATTTGAACATCATCAATTAAACGGTGGTGCTAGTGGTAATGCTATTTTATCAAGTACTTCTATAAACACTACTCAGTTTAAACTTTATCTCTTTGACATTCGTATGTTTACAACTATCACTGTAGAAGAAACTGGTAGTGGAACAAATAACAATCATACAGGTGTGGTACAGGGCGCTAAGGTTACTGGTGTAAACTCTGGTGCGTATGGATTTGTACACAGTTCTTCTGGTACAGACAAACTTGTTCTTACATCAATTGTGGGTGATTTTACTATCGGAGAAAAACTAAAAGCAAGTTCTTCACCAGATGCAGATAACTTTATCGTAAACTCTGATGACGCTAATGACGATGATCATTTGCAAGTTTTGTCTATATCATCAAACGACTTCAGTTCAGTCAAACAAACATTTATGAATGATCCTGATGGTGGTGATGCAGACTTTAGTGCTGACATCAATCTTAGTGCAAATGTAAATATTACTGGATTGGTTTCTAATAGTGGTAGTAATGGAGTTCTTAATGGTTTCCAAACTGACTTTCTAAATGACCTTAAAGTGGGTGATGTTGTTGCAATACCTTCTGGTGCCGCTGGCGCATTAGAAGAGTTTACAGTTTCGGCTTCTCCAGCTCCTACTGCAACCGCATTAACTCTAAGTGGTACTCCAACAAACGCAGTCACATCTGTTACTGCAACTCGTAAGAGATCACAACTCGTAGATCAACAAAAGAATGTTCTTCTTCGTAAGTTACAGAAGAATGGAATCAAAACTCTTCTAACAGAGAGTGCTGGTGGTAGTTCAAGAACAACACTCACTTTCAGAAGGTCTTTTGCAGACACATCTACCGCTGGTGCAGTATCATTCCAAGCTGGTTCTAATGAAACATTTGGTGCAATAGACAACGAGGATTATGTTCTCATGGTTGTCTCTGCTGGTTCTGGTTCAGCTGCAAAGGGTGATATTATCAATCTAGAAGAGACTACTGTTGCTGCTGGTATTGCAAACTCTGGTTCTGCTCTAACTATTACTAACAACGCACTTCTTGGTAATGGTGCTGAGGTTCGTTTAATTGCAACAATGACAAAGACTGTTGCTAGTGCAAAGATTAAAACAAGAAATAGAATGCACATGGTTCGTGTTCTTACTGGACAAACTCCATACGGTACTGATGTAACTCATAAAGACATTTCTCTGGGCCGTTCAGATGTGCATAAACTTTGGGCAGTATATGATTCAGAAAGCACTACGACTGATCCAAAACTTCCAGAGTGGACATTAACTGGTGTTCAAGGAACATTCACAAGAGGAGAACTGATTACTGGTTCAACCTCTGGTGCAATTGCAAGAATTGTTCATACTGCTTCACCTATCACTCTCATTCCAGTAAATGGACTTTTGTTTTCTGCGAATGAAACTATTACAGGTTCGGAGAGTGGAGCTACTGGAACAACAGGAACAAATAATGAAGTAGGTTCTCGTGAGGTTACAAATAACTTTGTTCTGGACAATGGACAAAGAGACAACTTCTATGATGTTGGTAGACTAATTCGGAAACCATCTGCTATTGCTCCAACTGGTAGACTTCTAATTGTGTGTGATTATTTCGATCATGGTTCTGGTAACTTCTTTACAGTAGACTCATATTCATCAATTGATTATAAAGAAATTCCAATCTACACTGCCACTCGTGTTGATCCAGAGGTTGCAGAACCTACTGGTGAATATGACTTGCGTGATACAGTAGATTTCCGTCCTCGTGTGGCTGACATTGCTGGTAGCACTGCAACAATTCAAAACGAAACAACTCATAATGTTACTTCAACATCATTTGAGTTTCAAGCACGTTCATTTGCTGGATCTGGTGCTTCTGTTATCAATATTCCAAAAGATAACTCAAACTTCCAGTATGACTTTGATTTTTATGTGGGTAGAATTGATTCACTTTTTGTAAATAATAAAGGTGAGTTTAAACTCCAACAGGGATCTCCTGCTGAAAATCCATCACCACCAAAACCTCTAGATGATGCAATGCATCTTGCAAAGATTAACTTAAACCCTTATGTTCTTGTAACAACTGATGTTGATTTTACTAGAACAAATAATCGTAGATATACGATGAAGGACATTGGTAAACTTGAAAACCGTATTAACAATATAGAATACTATACATCACTATCTTTGCTCGAGAAAGAAGCACAGGCATTAGAGGTTACAGATAGTGCCGGACTAAACAGATTTAAGTCTGGTATTCTTGTTGACAACTTTGCTGGACACGCAACTGGTGATGTTAAACATCCAGACTATCGTGCTGCGATTGATATGCAGGCTGGTGAGTTGCGTCCAAAGTATTACATGAAGGGTGTTGATATGTTAGAAGAGGCAG